AGTACAGGGTTTGCGCCCTGTACTTCTCGCCACTATTAGGAGAATAACTATGGCTAAACTAAACAAACTCGCAAAAGTAAATGAAAATATCAGTCTTAATCGTTATGACAACGGCTTCATGATAGAAGTCAGTGGTCGCGATAAGAAAGAAGAATGGAAGACCGCCAAGGTCATGTGCAATACAGAAGAAGAACTTATTGCAGTGGTCAAAGAATGGGTCGCAATGGAATTGGATAATTAATCATGGCAACAAAAGCATTTGACTTATCTAAATTCCGTAAAACCCTAACCAAGAGCATTGATGGGTTAGGCGTTGGCTTTAATGATCCTACAGACTGGATCTCAACAGGCAATTATGCTCTAAACTATTTGATTAGTTCGGACTTTAACAAAGGTGTGCCACTTGGTAAAGTGACAGTCCTTGCAGGTGAATCAGGCGCAGGTAAAAGCTATATCTGCTCCGGTAATCTTATCAAAGCTGCTCAACAACAAGGCATCTATGTAGTGTTAGTTGACAGCGAAAATGCGCTCGATGAAAAATGGCTCCATGCATTAGGTGTTGATACTAGCGAAGATAAGTTGTTAAAACTTAACATGGCTATGATTGACGATGTGGCAAAAACCATCAGCGAGTTCATGAAAGAATACAAGACAATGGATGAAGCAACTCGTCCTAAAGTTCTTTTTGTAATCGACTCATTGGGCATGTTGTTAACTCCTACAGACGTTAACCAGTTCGAAGCAGGTGAAATGAAAGGTGACATGGGTCGTAAACCTAAGGCATTGACTAGTCTTGTTCGTAATTGTGTAAACATGTTTGGTAGTTATAATGTTGGATTGGTTTGTACTAATCACACCTACGCAAGTCAGGACATGTTTGATCCTGACGACAAGATTTCAGGTGGTCAAGGTTTCATCTATGCATCAAGCATTGTTATTGCTATGCGTAAATTGAAATTGAAAACAGACGCAGATGGTAATAAGACTACTACTGTTAACGGTATTCGTGCAGCTTGTAAGATTATGAAAACTCGTTATGCAAAGCCATTTGAGTCTGTCCAAGTTGAGATTCCTTATGCAACAGGTATGAGTCCGTACAGTGGTCTTACTGACCTGTGTGAAGCAAAAGGTATTCTTACCAAAGATGGTAACAGACTTAAATATGTTTCTATAGGTGGTACAGAAATTAAAATGTATCGTAAGGAATGGGAACGTAATGAAGAAGGATGCCTTGACAAAGTCATGCTTGAGTTTAATGATGTTCGCTCAGTTCCTACAGTACAACTTGCAATTGACGAAGAAACTGGAGAAATTATAGAATGAACGAAAATCATATTGGTGATATTTGGATGTTGTTTAAAGAGTACGTTGATAAAAAAGTACTCGATGTATTAGCAGAACGATACGTTGATCTGTTGGCAGATCACGGTATCAGCGATAAGGTTATGGCCAGTGCCTCTGGTGTTGACGAAGACCTTGACAATGCTATTGACTTCTATCTCGATGAAACAAGTGACGAAGAAGATTTAGACGAAGAAGATTTAGATTCATACGAAGATGACGAATAATTTATGACTTGGTATACAAAAGTTTCAAAAGACATTTCGTATATTCCCGATGCCGTGGCACACTATGAGCTTGAATTACAGGCAGCAAAAACAGATGCTCGCATAGCGGGAAACATTGAAAAAGCCGCTGCCAGGATGCCCGGCATTGTGGAAGAACGATTTGGTCAGCTACAAGAAATTGAAGCAATTTTGGAATATTTAAATATCGAGTTGCGTCGTCTTAAGAGTCAACATTTTCGAAAATACTTAGAAAACTATCAAAGGGCTCTTTCCTCAAGAGATTGTGAAAAATTTGTTGAGGGAGAGTCTGATGTAGTAGACTTTGAAAAAATTATTAACGAGTTTGCCCTACTACGTAACAAGTGGCTTGGCATTACTAAGGCATTAGATCAAAAACAATGGCAATTAACTAACATCGTTAAACTTAGAGTAGCTGGCATGGAAGATGCCACGTTATAATCATAAAACTTGACCTTTAACTAATACTCTAGTATAATTTAACTATGATAACAGTAGACACATTGCTCATAGAGCTGTTCTGTCAAGGCATTGAAACACTAAGCTCTCAAATTCCTAATAGAGATAAAAAAGTTTTAATCAGTCTTGCTAGACAAATTAACTCTGGTCATTTTTTGACCGAAAATCAGTCAAAATTACTGATAAAAATTCTCAAAGAACATGCTTTGAATATATTTGAACCAACCTCTAATCTACATGCAGTTATTGAAAATCCAGTGTGGAGTTCTTCTTTTAGAGTAATTGAACAGGTTAGAAAAATTTGGTTGTCAGCTGAATACGATAGTCGAATTTTAATAGAATTTACCTATAATAAGAGACTAAGACAGCATATCACCGACCTAAGTAAAACTATTGAAGGTCAGCTATTAGCAATCAACACTAAACAGTATAGTGCAACACTTACTGAAAAAAATATCCATCAAATAGTAGAAACCTTCAAAAATCAAGGTTTTGAAATATCACCAGAAATCATGGGATTTTACCATGAAATTTCAGAAATACGATTAAAACAGTCAACCCAGTTCAATGTGTTTAATTTAGTAAATGACAAATTAGTTACAGCAGTAACCACTGACATTGGAGAGGTTTCTGAGAATAATTTAATTCTACTCAACGATCGACGTCAGAAATTTCAATACTCAATTTTCCAGAAAAATCCGGAAAATTCACTGAAAAATTCACTGGCAAATAGACCATCAACTCGAGTATGGATTGATAGCAATACTAGGTCGCTCGACGAAGTGGTTAGTGCTTTATACGAACTAAATCGATTACCTGTGATGATTGTCTTCAATGGACACGAGTCAAAGGAATGTTTGCAAAATCTCAAAAAATTGGAAATTTCACTGAAAAATAGCAATATTAACAACATTGGAATTTATTTTAGATTTGACAGTGTTAGTGATAGCAATAAAGATTTTAACTCATCAATTTCTCAACTAGGCTACAATTCTAAATTGACTCATCAAACACAAGTAGCAGGTATTGCAAATAACAAACTGCCAAAATTCATGCTAAAAAATGGTTGGTATCCAAGTAGTGTTATTAGTTTTTCAAATAATTTTAAAAGCAATAAAACCAGTGTCTATTGCGATGCAGTTGATTTGATAGTATACTACAATGACAAACGTCCCTTAGGAGGGGTAGATGCCATCGTGTAAATTAATCATCCAAGATGAGGTAAATCTTAAGGTAGAAGGTCTTCCTGTCGAAATTCGACGCAAATTAGCAAATACATTTAAGTATGAAGATCCAACCGCAAGATATCGCCCTGCATACAAGCTAGGACGATGGGATGGTGCAATTACACTATTCGGATTAGGAGGTAACGGCTACCTAAGTCAACTGCCAAAAATTCTAGAAGTCCTGGAAAAAAGCGGTGTTGAGATAACAGACATTGTTGATAATCGCGCAGCCATTAATTTACAGTTTCCTAAAGTTGAAGCAGACTTTTGGGGAGATCAATGTTGGCCAGTTGGGCATAGATTTGCAGGCGAGCCTATTAGACTACGCGAAGACCAAGTTGAAGTAGTAAACAAATTCCTTGAAAATCCACAGTGTTTGCAGGAGATTGCTACAGGCTTTGGTAAGACAATTACCACTGCTACACTAGCAAAGATTTGTGAACCGTATGGTAGAACATTTACTATTGTACCAAATAAAAGTCTTGTTGAGCAGACAGAAGAAGATTTTATTAATTGTGGTTTAGACGTAGGGGTTTACTACGGTGACCGTAAAGATCTGTACAAAACTCACACTATTGCTACTTGGCAAAGTCTTAACATCCTTGACAAGAAAAGTAAAAATCACGAGCATGATGTATTAACGCTTGCAGAATTCCTTGATGGCGTCACAACAATTATGGTAGACGAAGTACACATGGCCAAAGCCACTGTATTGCGTAACTTGCTAACACAAAACTTTAATAATGCACCTATTCGTTGGGGATTAACTGGTACTGTACCTAAAGAAGATTTTGAAGCACAGCAAATTTTTGTAAGTCTTGGACCATGTGTACATGAAGTTCATGCACATGAACTACAAGCGCAAGGAGTGCTATCTGCATGCCATGTAAACATAACACAATTAATTGACTTGCCCGAGTTTAAGTCATATGCAGAAGAATACAAATATCTTGTCACTGATGAAGATAGGATGATTTTTATATCAAAATTAGTAAACGGCATTAGTAATAGTGGTAATACTCTAGTACTAGTTAATCGAATAGAGACAGGTAAATTCATTGTTAACGAAATTCCAGATAGTGTCTTTATTTCAGGAGAAGTGAAAACAAAAGATAGGAAAAGTGAATACGATGAAGTTAAAACTGTTGACAACAAGATTATTGTGGCGACTTACGGTGTGGCCGCTGTGGGTATTAATATCCCCCGTATTTTTAATCTGGTTATGGTGGAATCCGGAAAGAGCTTTACAAGGGTTATACAAAGC